GATTTAAGTTAAGTGCAGGGTTGGGTCTGGCTTTATTGATCTTGGCTGGAGCTTTTAAAATGTACTACGACAAGACACAAGCTGAGATTGAAGCCTTTCATTTACAACTTGAACGCTCTATTCAAAATCAAAAGACACTTGAAAGCACCATTGAGCAGCAGAATGAAAACCTTCAACAAACCATTGAGAATCAAGAACTTATGGTTGCCCAGATAGAAAGGCTTAATGATGAAAATACTCAGGCTCAGATAGAGGTTGAGAACATCAGAAAAAAGTTCGCAAAGCACGATCTCAATGTATTGTCTTTGAGGAAGCCGAAGTTAATTGAAAAGATTATCAACAAAGGCACTAAGGAAGTATTAGGTGATCTTGAAACCATTACTGACCCGGATCAATTTAATGAAACTAATCCTGTTATTACTACTGCTGCTGGTTAGCGGTTGTTCAATGCTTGGGGGTGGTAAGACCAACATCCCCGAAGTTAAGCCTGTGGAGGTTGTGACAGTTGTTAAAAAAGCTCCTATGTATCATCCTCCATTACCAGGCAATATCAGTGCAGTTCCAGTTGAATGGACTGTTTTAAATCCAGAACTGATGCAGGAATATCTGGATGACTTAAACGATGGGAATGCCCCGACTAATGTTTGGTATGCTTTGACTACCAAGGGATACGAGAATCTTTCTACGAATATGGCAGAAGTAAAAAGGTATTTAAGGCAGGCAATTAGTATCTTAAAATACTATCGAGAATTGGATAAAGAGGAGCCTGAAGCTAATGAGTGAGCAGTTAAGAGAAATGTTAAAAAGGCATGAAGGTGTAAGAAGCTTTGTTTATCTATGCAGTGAGGGCTACGAAACAATTGGTGTGGGCAGAAATATCGCTGACTCTGGATTAGGTCTTTCTGACGATGAGGTAGATTATCTTTTGGATAATGATATCAAGCGCGTCAGAGATGAATTAACTGATGAGTATTATTGGTTTGGCGCACTGAATGATGCGCGCCAGGAGGCTATGATAGATATATCATTTAATCTTGGTCAGACCAGATTGCGAGGATTTAAAAAAGCACTTGATGCCATGTCTTCGGAGGATTTTGATCGAGCTGCTGATGAATTTATGGATAGCAAATGGGCTGAACAAGTTAAGAGTCGCGCCCCAGAAGTTACTGAAATGATACGAACGGGGGAATATTCGTAATGCCTCTTCAAAAGTTTTTATTTAATCCAGGGATCAATAAAGAAGGCACTGACTATACCGCTGAAGGCGGTTGGTTTGATGGAAACCTGGTGCGTTTCCGTAAAGGATTTCCTGAAAAGATTGGTGGTTGGTCTAAGGTTATTCAGACTTCTTACAATGGTACTGGCAGAAAACTATTAGGATGGGTTGATTTAGCTGGAACAAAGCTTCTTGGTCTTGGAACTCGAACCAAGCTTTATATTCAGGAAGGCACAAACTACAACGACATTACTCCTCTTCGAAGCACAACTAGCGCGGGTGATGTGACGTTTGCTGCATCAGATGGATCAAGCACATTAACCGTAACGGACTCGGCTCATGGAGCCTCACAAGGAGACTTTGTTACTTTTTCAGGAGCCGTTTCATTAGGCGGCAACATTGTTGCGACTGCTTTAAATCAGGAATATGAGATTGCTACTATTCCTTCTACCAGTACCTATACGATTACAGCGAAAGATGCTGATGGCGACACCTTGACTGCAAACGCTAGTGATTCAGGCAATGGTGGTGGTTCTATCGTAGGGGCTTACCAGATAAACATTGGTTTGGATGTGTTCGTAGACGGAACCGGTTTTGGAGCGGGAACGTGGGGAGGTGGAACCTGGGGTTCTACGAGCTCTTTAAGTAATTTAAACCAGTTGCGCCTTTGGTCTATGGATAGTTTTGGTGAAGATTTAATTGCTAGTGTGCGAGCAGGTGGGATTTATTACTGGGATACTAGTGCAAAAACTCTTGGAACTGACAGGGCTGTTCCATTAACTGATTTGAGTGGCGCTAATCTTGCGCCCACAAAAGGACTACAAGTTCTTGTTTCAGATGTAGATCGACACGTTGTTATCTTGGGAGCAGACCCTATTAGTGGTGGTTCTCGTTCAGGGTCAATCGATCCAATGTTAATTGCATTTTCAGATCAGGAAAATGTCGCTGAGTGGGAGCCTAAATCCACCAATACGGCTGGCTCATTAAGATGTTCATCGGGTTCTGAAATCATTGGAGGGCTTCGAGCTAGGCAAGAGACTTTGGTGTGGACTGATGTTGCGCTTTACAGTATGCAGTTTATTGGAACGCCATTGACTTTTGGCCTTAATCTGATTAACGAGGGTGTTAGTCTTATTGGCCCTAATGCGTGTATTAATACACCATCTGGGGTCTTCTGGATGGATAAGAAAGGTTTTTATACATACACAGGATCAGTTGCTCCTGTTCAATGCAGTGTCCATTCCTATGTGTTTGATGATTTAAATGAAGGCCAGGCTTACCAGTTCTTTGCATTTTTAAATAAACAATTCAACGAGGTAGGTTGGTTCTATTCTTCTGCTGATTCTACGGCTATAGATCGATACGTTGCGTACAACTATGTAGACCAAACATGGAACATCGGACAGCTTTCACGCACCGCATGGTTAGATGAGGGTATTGTTGCATTCCCCAGGGCCGCAGGTAAATCGAGCTCTACTCCCTATTTATATCAACATGAAACAGGCAATGACGCAGACGGTAGTCCAATGGATGATGTGTATATTGAGTCAGCTGACTTTGATATTGGAGATGGAGAAGAGTTTCAATTCATTAAGCGCATGATTCCAGATGTTAAATTCACAGGTAATGGTGGGAATGATCAACAGATTAATGTGGTTTTAAAGCAGAGAAACTACCCAGGAGACTCATTGAGTACAGACCAAACAACAAGTTTTACTGCTACAACTACTAAAATTGATATGCGAGGCCGTGCTAGGCAGGCGGCTTTGCGGTTTGAATCTGATGATGACGCATCTACTGGTGTAAGAGAGGGCGTTGGATTTAGAATTGGCGGTACTCGCCTTGACATTCGCCCCAATGGTAGAAGATGAGTAAGCTTTTACAGGGTAGACTTCCTTTTGAAAGGAATAATGTTGTTGAGGCAGGTACTTTTAATAGGACGGTTAGATTGCTTGAGCTTAGCCTGGACTCTTTTGATCCAGATGAAACCCCGCAATTTACTGCATCAGAGATAGATGAACTTAAGTTTCAAGCAGGTAATCTGATATGGAATACCACGACAAAGAATTTGCAGGCATGGACGGGAACTGAATGGGTTAATGTTACCACCCCATCTTCTTCAGGATTGAGCGCAACCGCCACTCTTGGAGAGGTTCAAGTTATCGCAAGTGGTTCTATTGTGGTCGTTATATGATATATACTAAAGGTTGGGAAAAAAATGGCTAATTCAATGGAAAGACCTCCCATGCAAAAACAAGCAGAACGTCTTGCAGAACAAGGACGTTTTGGCGATTCAATGCTGGTTCATATGAATCCAGAAGAAGTTGAAGGTATAGCTTCTTTAGTTCCTGGTGGACAGCTAACGATTAACCCAGAGACTGGTCAGCCAGAAGCGTTTCTTGGGATTTTAGCTACAATTGGTTCAGCAATTGCAGGAGGGATTAAAGGCAGAAAAGCCAGGAAAGCAGCTCAAAAACAAAGTGATGCGATTGCAGCAAAGTCAGCGCCTTTTGATAAATTCACAGCAGACCAATTAAATAGAATTGCTAGTGGTGAATCTTCTGCATTTTCCCCAGGGAAATCATATGAAGATTATGATGACAAAGGCCAAATTGGTTTCCTTCCAGAAGGCACGTCATCAGGCATAAACTTTGATTTTCAAAATACCCCAGGGACAATGTTTGCAAATTATAAGCCTACTAATCCTTTTGCGATGGAGGCGCTTCCTAAGCGAATGACCCAACAGTCTGTCAGTCAAGATCAAACTGATACAGATGAAACGGGTGGAACAGTTGCGACAATCCCCGCTGATGATTTAGGGGGAATGGCTCCAGACTTTGATGAATTAGAGTTAATTAACGCATCAAGAAGGATTCAAGGTCTTCCTGAATTAGAAACAATGGAAGATATTGTTGATTATCTTGCAGATATTAATGAGGGTGGCCCAGGTGGAGGGTTGCCATTTATGTCAGCCAATGAAGGCGGTCTTGCTTCGTTGCCTCAAGGTTTTTTTGGAGGAGGAGAAGCAGAGGGTACTACTACTGAAGAACAAGCAAGAGAGAATGAGCGTCTAAGGGAGGAGCTTTCACGCGGTATTTTTGGCGGCATAGGCAGAGCCGGAAGAATGGAAAGAAGAGCCAATCGAAGATCAATGCGACAACAAAGAAGAGGTGATAGGCAAGCTTCTGGTGGATGGTATCTCGGTAAAAACCTGGGTAGAGCAAATCCAAGCATGGGTGGTGCAAACCAGGTTAATTATTCTGAAGCGACACGCCCACAACAATCCCCACAGGCTCCACAGGAAGGTGGTTGGTATCCTGGGAAAAGAATTAAAGATTGGTCGGAAAAAAGAAAAGCTGAAGGCAAATGGTATCCTGGGGAAAATATCGAAAAGCTTCGATCTTGGGATGAAGGGATGGATGAAAGATGGAGTGATCGGAGAGCGAAAAGAAAAGATGAAGGCAAATGGTATCTTGGTAAAAATCTTGAAAACTTAGGCAAAGGCTTTAAAGATCAGAGAGCGCAAAGAAAAGCTGAAGGCGAATGGTATCTTGGTAAAAATCTTGAAAATTTAACATCAATTCCAGAGAGGCTTTCAAATAGAGCAGAAGCTATAGATGCTGCTAATGCTTATGCTAGATCTATGGGCGTTCCAGAAGCGCAACGTGGGGGCTGGGGGAATAGAATTTCCGCTTGGGACAGGAACGCAGATACATGGTTTCAAGACAGATTCCCCGCTCTTGGAGGTAGAGGTAATGAACAAAGCAGTAATGAGGGTGGCCTAAGAGGTTTATTGTCATTACTAGGAGGTTATGCTGACGGCGATATGGTCGAGCATTTCCCTAGAGTGAATGGCCAGATATCTGGTCCAGGTACTGAAAGGTCAGATGATATTCCAGCGATGCTGAGCGATGGTGAATTTGTCGTTAATGCAAAAGCTGTCAGAGGAATTGGTAATATTGGCGGGGCTAATGGCAGCAAAGAAGATCAGCGCAGAGGAGGCGCACGAATGATGTACGCATTGCAAAATGCTGGTGAACAGGCAATGAGGAGAACTTAAACAATGTCAACTCAAACTTATCAAGAAAGCGCCCCTTATCTAGCGCCTGAGTGGGCAAGACAATACCAAGACCCGGCTGTCGAAATGGCAAGTCGCCGTATGATGGAGTCTTATTTCGGCCCTGACGGAATGATTAATCAACAGATACCCGTACCTATTCAACAGGTTGCGGGTCTCTCTCCTCAAGAAATACAAGCAAGAAATTTAGCGCAAGGGCTTGGTGGCTTTGGCGGTCAGTTGGCAGAAGCCCAGGATATGTATCGTCAAGGCGCTCAAGGATTTGATCCTTCAACCGCAGGATTGTTTGGAGATCCTAGAGCCAGACAACTATATGAACAAAGCTTAGGTCAGTATGACCCCCGCTCTGGTCAACAGTTCATGGACCAGGAAGGCAGGCAAATGATGCGTGGCGCTGCTGGTGATATACAAGGCGCGCAATATGGAATTGGTCGAGAAGTTGCTGGCGCTCAACGTGATATGAGAAGGGCCGGTTGGGGTGCTGGAAGAGAGTCTAGAAGAGGTCAGCGAGGAATGCGTGAAGCAGCCAGAGGAATATCTGGCCAAGTAGGTAGAGCGCAAGCTGGTGCTGGAGAAGCAACTCAAAGGGCAAGAGAAGAAACTGCTGCGGCTGGAAGAGATTTAAGAAGCGCAGGACAGATGGGAAGAGGCACTGCTCTTCAAGGGATAGAACAATTAAGAGGCACTGGCGATGAATATGATCCTTCCTCGGCAGGCAGATACATGGACCCGTACAATCGTGATGTGATTGACGCGCAACAAGCTGAGATTGCTAGGCTTGGCGAGAAACAAAAACAAGATGCTCGATCTCAACAGGTCCAGGCTGGCGCATTCGGTGGATCAAGAGGTGCTATTCAGGAAGCCGAGATAGGTCGAAATGTATTACAGCAACAAGCTAAGACTGGTGCTGAATTAAGATCACAAGGATTCCAACAGGCGCAACAACAAGCACAGCAAGCGTTTGAACAGTCTCAAGGAAGAAGACAACAAGCGGCTCAAATGACAGGACAGTTAGGCCAGGCTGGAGCGCAGACTGGTATATCAGCAGCGGGTCAAGCTGGGCAGTTAGGATTAAGCGCAGAGCAGATGGCTCAACGAGGCGCGCTTGAGGGCGGTCAGCTTGGTATGTCTGGTCAAATGAATCAAGGCCAGCTTGCACAGCAAGCTGCTCAGATGGGTATATCTACCCAAGAACTTCAAGGACAGCTTGCACAACAGCGCGGCATGATGGGCATGCAAGGACAGCAGGGCATTGGCGCTCTAGCTGGACAGCGAGCAGGCATAGGTCAGAACATGGGTAATCAATACTTACAAGCGCAACAGCTTGGTTCAAATGTATTTGGCGACCGAATGGGTCGTATGCAAGGCGCAGCACAAGGCATGGGCGCTCTCACAGGACAACA